ATGCGGAGGTACAGGAGCATGGAGTAAGCCATATAAAGACGCGGGTTATGACGTAAGAGTAATAACATTACCAGAATACGACATACTAACATATAAGCCACCGAAAAATGTTTACGGTATATTTGCAGCCCCCCCCTGTACGATGTTCTCAATGGCTAGAACTAAAGCAAAAACGCCAAGAGATTTACAGGGAGCTATGAAAATAGTAGAGGCTTGCTTAAAAATTATATGGCAATGCCAGTACGATGGCCAGCGCTTACAGTTTTGGGCAATTGAAAACCCAAAGGCTAGATTACGTTGGTTTTTAGGAATACCACATTTAACAATGAACCCGTTTGACTACGGCGATAGAGTAAGAAAACCAACCGACATATGGGGAAACTTTAACCTACCGAAACAAAACCCAGTAGAGTTAACGGAAGAAGAAAAAACAAAATTTGGTATGCACGTAGAGAAGTTACCACCATTGCCAGAGGGGTATAAATACGGTTGTAGTAACAGTAGGGCGGCACGTAGAGCAATAACACCACCTAAATGGGCAGAGGCATTTTATAAAGCTAATAAATAATAACTAAAACATTATGAACGGAGCAGGAATAAGTTTAAAAAAAGACCCAGACCAACAAAGAGAATTAAGCCACGTAGTAATTAGACGCGCAGCTAACGGTTGGATTGTTATCAAGGGAGAACCCCACGAGGAATACGTAGCTAGAACATGGAACGACGCCGTTAAAATAGCAGAGGATTTATTTAAAGTAATTGAAGACGCACGAGTAGCTTTTAGAGCAGCAGAAGCCCCAGCCGGAATGACAGAAACAACATACCCGAACCTAGGCAAAATAAGCATTAACCATAAAATATGAAATTAAAAAAAACCAAGAGAGTAAAACAACTTAAAGGAAAAGACCAAGCGACTTTTAACCAACTTAAAAGATACGCCAATGGTAGTAAAAAAAGAGAGCCGTTTTTAGACCAGTTTAAAAAAACGGAATAAACCATATGACCATAACAATATTAACAGCGATAGCGCTAGTAGCCCTAGGCTTAACGCTATTGTTTAAAACTAAGGACGGCCGAAGCACGCAGGAGATAATGGACGAGACTTTGCAACTAAGACGCCAAACCTTTAAAGAGGTAAAGCGCAGCCGATACGAACGATACGACGAGCTAGAGGACGAAGTAGCACCGGCAAGGCAATTACAAAATGAGCAAATAGCTACAGGCCAGATATTAGATACAATGAACCTAGATATTAACCAGCGCCAACTAGCAGAGTTTATTTGTATTACAGCAGAGGGCAACATAGAAGACCTAACCAAGGGGCTAAAGGTAAACGCCCAAAGAGGTTTACCCGTAGCCCTAGAGCATAGAAGCGCAGATGTATTAGCGACTACCGCTATGCTAAATGTACGCAAGGCATTTAACGAATACCTACAAAGCATTAAGCCAGCCCTAAGAGAAGAAGAAGAAATTATAAGAGACTACCTAAGCGAGATTAGCCCGGAGCAACTAGCAAAGGAATTTCATATAATATACGAACGCCTAGCCCCACGCTACGGATATGAAACTAAAAGAGAGAGCCGAACCGATTGGGAAAAAGTACCAAAGAAAAACAGGGACTTAATGATAGCTACTAGTAAAACCCTATTAGAAGAATTATTAGTAAACAGCCAGACAAACGCCCATAACTTTTTTAGTAAGACCATGGTAGAGACCGAGGCGGCTAAACAGCTACGAAAAAACCTAGACGCCATTAACTTTACCACCCGGCCAATTAAGTAGACCTAAGAACAAAAACTTGATATAATAACAGCATGCCTAAAGCTACGAAAAAAAAGAAAGCCAGCAAGGCAGTAAAAAAAACTACCCCAAAGAAACCGAAAAAAAAGCCAGACAGTAACAGTAATAAGAAAAATGTAAACACTAAAAAGGGTAACCTAGTATTACAAGCCGAATACTTAGAGTTTATAAGATTTATAGCACTACCGCGAACAATAAGGCAGGAAGAAATGGGAGTAGCTAACCAAGGAGAATTTGCTAAAAAATTTGGCATGGACGAGGGAACCCTAAGCGATTGGAAAAATAGAGAGGGGTTTTGGGACGACGTAGCAAATGTAAGAAAAAGTTTTTTTAGGAACCGAACCGGCGACGTATTGCTAGCACTAGAAACCAAGAACCTAGACCCACGAAAAGCCAACGGGGCAGACGTAAAGGTTTTATTAACCTACACCGGGGAATACGAGGAAAAGCAGCAACACGAACACACCATAACTAAAGAAGTAGCCGAAGCCCTAGAGAGGGCTAGAAAGTTTTTAAACTAAAATAAAAATGAGAATACTACTAGTACGTTTAGCGCTAAGCATTATTAGAAAACTATATAAAAAAAACAAGAGACCGGCTACACTAGCCCGTTATGGTATTACCGACGTTACGCCGATAAATAACCCTAGCGACAATGTAGGCGGTTTTTTACAAATAATAATTAAGAAATAACACGACAACTATGTTTAATATATTTGAGGCAGGACTAAAGTATATTGGCGCCAAGCCAGCCCAGCAACAACTAACCAAGAAGCAGACCGAGCGAAGAAATAAAGCACAGTTATTTATTAACGACTACAACGCTATTAGAGCTAAGCACGGTATGAGCCTAGAACCGTTTTTGCAGGTAACTAAAACAGGGGTTAAGCCAGTACAGGAAATAGCAGATTATGAAGTACCGGAAACGCCAGTAGCGGGCAAGCCATGGCATGAAGCATTACGAGAAAACCTAAGCACCCGGATAAATTGCAAGCACAAGTTAAACGAAGAAGAAATAGCATGCCAAAAATGCGCCCTACCAACTACAGCATGGGGAGAGGGAGACGAGGGAGTAACAGACCAATACAACCAGACAATGAAAGCGAAAATTAACCAAGCAGAGCAGGAACACGAGAAGAAAAACCAAGAAGCAGACACCAACCAGCAAGGATAGATTAAGCGGGGCGAGGCCTAAAAAACCTACGCCCCTTTTAGTAAGCGGAAAAAGGCAGTTTAATTTAGGTTACTAGCCTAATGGAACTACCCCTAGGCCGGTAATGGTAGTTGCGCCCCAAAGCTAACCGCATGTAATAATATCTTTACATTAAAAGATAGCCTAGGGGCGCAGGTTGCGAAATATGAAAACAGATTATAATTTACATTTTAATAACCATGAACTACCAAGACCGGCGGAACCGTACCTATTTATTTTAACCCTAATTACCCAGAAGCAAACGCCCAATAAAAAAACGGGGCTTTTTATGTACGTAGTAGTAGACTATACTTTAGAGAGCGCTTATAACCTAGCCCTAAAAAGAGTAGCGGAACAGCCGCAGGAATTTGAACAGGGAGAATGGGGTTTAGCCCTTTATCAAAAATTACCAATACAGCAAGTTACTAAAATGTTTAGCAGTTTAATGAACACTAAGCAAAAGCCATTAAAGGGCAAGGAGCTTTTAGACCAACTATTTAAAGGAAATGGCCAGTAACAAAATTAAGTACCACGATAAACCAGTAGCAATAGGGGAGCTAAAACCTAAAGGCCGTTGGCATTACCGGGTATACTTATGGAAAAATAACCGGGACATGGAGCAGGGAACCAAACACCTAGCCGGAAGCAGAGGAGGTAGTTTTTGCGGACTAGCAGTATACCCCCAAGAAAAACATAAAACATTTTACCTAGGAGATATACACGTAGCGAATGGCGACGACCTAGATATAAATACTATAGCCCACGAAGTAAACCATTTAATTAACGAGGCTATATACAGCAGAGTAAAGACAGGCGGCAACTTTGACTACTACAACGAACTAGCAGCAACCCTAAGCGGTAACATGGTACAGCAGATTTATAAATGGCTAGAAACCCAGCCTTGCAAGCCTAAAATATGACGACTAAAATAGAGACTACTAAAACAGAAAAGATATTACAGACATTTACCTTTAAAACCAAGGAGGGTATTTTATTTAGCGACGAAGCAGCCCAAGGCCAACGCGAAATAATGGAATGTATTTTAAGACGAGAAGCGCCAGACGGTAGCGGCAGAAAACGTATACACGTAATGGCACACACCCGATATGGTAAAAGTATGGCCGTAGGCGCAGCCGTAGCAGTACGAGCGGCCGTAAAAAAAGAGCCATGGGCTATTATTGCCCCAACCAAAGAACAAGCCCAAATCATAATGGACTACGTTATTTATTTTGCCATTAACGACCCGATTATAAGAAACCTATTAAAGACCGACGCTAAAATTTTACAAGAGGAGCGATTAACCCAACGACGTAGCCGAGACCACATAACATTTTTAGACGGGGGAGAGGTAAGAACTTTTGCCGCCGGTACCACAATGGGACACGGGGCGCCTAACATTGTTTTAGACGAAGCCGGTTTAATTGACAACAACACCGAGAGCCGAATTTTTAGAATGTTAGGAGATAGCACCGATAACTTTATTATTAAGATTGGCAACCCATGGTTTAGCATTGATTATAAAAGCGGAGAGCCACACCATTTTTATAACAGCTTTAGCGACGAGGATTATTACCTAATTGACATACCGGTAAACCGAGGCATTGCCGAGGGTAGAGTAACCGAGGGATTTCACAAAGAAGTACAAAAAAAAGCCAACTATGACGTTTTATATTTAAATGTATTCCCCGACACAGCCGAAGCCGACCCACAGGGCTATTACCCGTTATTTGGCCATAAACTAGTAAAGGAAATGCTAGTAGAGCCACACAGTATACCACCAACCGGTAAACCTATTTTAGGAGCCGACCCGGCCGACGGAGGCAGCAACGAAAGCGTAATAGCTAAGCGCTACCTAAACCTAGCCCGTATTAGCTTTAAGAGTACCGAGACCGACGTATTAACTTTTGCCGATAAAATTATAGAACAAGGGGCAGACGCCGACGATTGGTTTGTAGATAAGCAGGGAGTAGGAGCCGGAACCATAAGAAAGCTAGAGAGCCAAGCCGAACCATGGCGCCACACTACACCAGTAAACGCAGGGGAGAAACTACCGGAAACAGTAACCGACCACGAGCAATACGCCGACCTAAGAGCTTACATGTTTTGGGAGTATAAAAAATGGAGCGCAGCCGGGGGAAAAACCGAACGAACCGAGAAGCTACAAAAACAGTTAACCGCCCTACGATACCGCAACGAGGAGAAGACCGGACGAATTAGAATTATTAGTAAAAAAGAACTACGCAGCCGGAACAATGAGCAAGGAGGCACCGACGACCTAGGGCAAGCCGACGCTATAGGGTTTACTTTTGCGCCTAAGAGCGTAAAGAGAGCAAAGAAAGTAGCGCCTAGCAACAAGGTTACAGGGGGCGTACAACCCTTTTACCCTAATTTAGGTATATAGGGGAGTTGTGGGATTTGTAAGAAAATAGTATAATTAAATAAACAGCGACCGCTATAAAAAATTAACTAACCAAATCAATGGCAAAGTTTAAGATAAAAGAGGACTTACCGCTTAAAACACGGCAAGAAATTGACCGCATACAGGCAATACCTAGCGGACAGCGAACAAGCGTAGAGGCAGACTTTTTAACAGCCCTAGCGCCTTATTTAACAAACATAGTACTAGGCAGAGACGAAGACGGTAACATAACAGCGGCCAGAGGAGAGACATCACCTAGCGACGGAGATACCGGATTTGCCAAGGGAGCTATTTTTATAAACACAGCAACGCAACCGGGAATAGAGGGCATAATGTTATATAACGAGGGAGACGAAACTAGCGCCTTGTTTAACGCAGTTACCCCAGTATTTGCTAGCGCAGAATTTACCACAGCAGGGGGCGCAGCGGCAGAGGTAATTGACCTAGGAGAAGCAGGAGTAAGCCCGGACAACATAAGAATTATGGCTTGCTTAAAAACAGCAGGCGTAACCCCACGAGTATTACTAAGCGCAGCTATTACAGACGAAAACGAAATTACCCTAACTTTTGACGGAGACCCTAGCGACGACCACGTTGTAACAGCATTTTTTGCCAGAGCGATTTAACATGGGACACGTACCATACAAAAAAACAGACAGTAGTTTAGCCATGGCGCTAGTAGCAACCGCTTTTATTGGCGGGCTATATAGCGCCCTAAGGCTAATTATAGACGTAGTAAGATTTATATTTTAGCCATGGCATATAAACTAACAATTACCGTAGACAAGCTAGACGAAACAAGCGCTAATAAAATAGCGAATTTTGTAGTTAGCAGACTAACCGAGGCGGGGTTAAACAAAGAAACCATAGAAACTAAAGTAACTAAGAGGGCAGCGACCGCCCAAAAATAAAAACAATGGCGAACCCTATAGAGTTACCAGACGGCATAACGCTAAAGCAGGTAATAGAAAAAGTAAAGGCGGAAGACAAAGCAATGCTTAATTTTCAAAAGCGCCGATTTGACCAATGGAATGAAAACTATTTACTATACCGAGACAAAATAGCAATTAACCGCCTAACCCAAAGGCAAGCGGTTAATGTACCGATTATTAAAGAAACCATAAGAACAATTTTACCAAAAATTGATGAGGAGCCTAACCTAACTTTTGAAGACAGGGGCGGCAGTTTAGATAAAGAAATTGTTATTAACCATAAATGGTTAAACGACTACGACACCAACAACTTTAGCCTAGTAGACGTAGTAGATAAAAAACAAGTATTACTATACGGCCGAAGCCACAAGAAATTAAATTGGGCTAACGGAGAATTTAGCGGGGAGCTAAAAGAGGTTTTTGACTTAAGAATAGACCCTAACGCCAACCCGATAAACATTGATAGCGCCCGTTACTTACGCGAATTAAACATAATGCGCGCCCTAGAAGAAGTAATGAGTAATAACCGTTACGACAAAGACGGTAAAGATAAATTATATAAATACATTAAGGACGGCAAAAAAGACGGTAGTAGTATTGCTAGAAGCCGAGCCAATAAAGCCGACGTAAAGCGCCGAAACGAGCGACTATTACAAATGGGCGCAGACAGCCTAGAGGACTTTGACGCTTACGACCACGTAGAAGAATTAAACCAACATTTTACCTACCTATACGACAAGAAGAAAAAAAAATACATACGGTATGTAGTTGTTTTAGCAACAACACCAGACGACGTAGTAGTATTACGAGCTAGACCAATGGAGAGCGAACTAGGCGTAGACTTTTGGCCGTTTGAGGGTTGGGCAGACGACCTAGAAATTACCGATTATTGGAGCGATAGCATTGCCGACATGCTACGCGTACCTAACCAGATTTTAAATGTATGGCTAAGCCAGTTGATTGAAAACCGCACGTTTAGAAATTTTGGCATGAACTTTTATGACAGCACCATAGAGGGATTTGACCCAACAGGATTTGAACCCCGGCCGTTTGGTTGGTACCCATTACCGGGCAAGCCAAGCGAAGTATACCAGCCCGTAGAAGTACCACAGTTAAGCGGCACTATTGAAGAAATGCAATTTATTATTAGCCTAGCCGAAAAAGCTAGCGCTACTAGCGCCATTGATAAAGGCGTAATTGAAAATGCCAAGCGAACACTAGGAGAGATTGAAATAGCAGTAGGTAAGGCACAGGAGCGAACAACCAGCATTGCTAAGTTTTATAGGTTAAGTTGGAAGCGATACGCCGAGAAATGGTACCAAATAATGGAAGCCAACGCCGGAGAATTTAGACTATACAAAAAGGCAGCCAACAATAAATTAGTAGGCAAGACATTTAAGAAAGAAGATTGGGCAAGCAAAGAGGGCTACAAAATAACAGCCGATAGCAACACCGAACGAACCACCGACGAAATAGAAAAGATACAGAGGTTAACCGCAATTAAGCAGGAATTCCCAGACAACGCCCCACTACAAAAAGCTATACAGAAACGCCTAATTAGACTAGGCGACCTAACACCGGAAGAAGCGCAGGAAATTGAGCAATACGAACTACAGAAAATAACAGCCGGTAGCGGGCTAGTAGAAGACCCGGCACTAGTAGCAGAGACCGGAAACGCGCAAGGCGCCACCCCGGCAGAGGGGCAACCGCAGGACTTTAACGGAATGGTACAACAGATACTAGCAGAAAATCAGCAGTAAAAAGGTTTCACAAAATCAAAAAACTTGTTATAATAAATACAACGACCCATGCACAAAGCATTAACAGAATACCTAGAGGCAATAGGAGTTAAGGACTATACGGAATTAACCCCCGAAGAACGCGCAACCTATGAGGGTTGGGAGCGAATACTAGGAGGCAAGGACGTAAAGCCCGAAACGATTATAGGCCACTTTAAAACGGAGCTAAGCAAGCTACACGAAGAATTAAGAGAAGTAGTTGTAAAAGGTGACCGAAGCCTATTTAGAAAAACCGAAGCAGAGCGCAGGGCAATTTATTTAGCAGCAAGAATTGAAAACTATAAAACGCTTATAATGCTAGTTGACACGCCAACTAAGCAGGCAAGCGAAATAGAAAAAAGGTTAGAACAACTAACCA